GCGCTGTATCAGCAGCAACCGGGTTCCTGACCATCACGCTATGTAGGAGTTAGCGAACATGGCTGACCAAGATATAGACGAACTCTGGCGCTCTATCCCAGCGCACCCCGATTATGAGGTGAGCAGTGCTGGCCGCATCAGACGCATAACGGCCGGGAGTAACTCCACCTTCATCGGCAAGATCAGAAAGCTAAACCCGACGTGGATGGGCTATCTCCAGATCACCTTGCGCTTCAGCGGTGAGCCGAAGCGGTTCAAGACGCATTATGTGCATCGGCTCGTTGCAAATGCCTTCCTAGACACACCCGCCAGCCGCTCGGAAATCAATCATGTCAACGGGGATAAGACCGACAACCGAGCATCAAACCTCGAATGGTGTTCCAGAAGCGAAAACCATCTTCACGCCTACAGAACCGGGCTTCAAACTGCGCGCTATGCTCACAGAGGCACCGATACGTGGAACTCAGTCCTCGATGAACACACCGTGCGCCGCATCCGCGTCATGAATGCGATTGGAAAATCTGGATGGCGGATTGGCAAAGAATTGGGATTAAACCCCAGCACAGTTTATGCTGTCCTAAGCGGTTACAGCTGGAAGCACGTCACGTAGCCTGACCCGGCTGTCCCGGCTGAGGGATGGGTGTCTGAAGCAGCCTATTCGTCGTGACCATCGTGTTGTGCGTATCTGCGATCTCGCCGATCGCCTGATGTCGCGTATGCACAGCCTTCGCCTCGTCCACCGCTGCTTTCGCATGCTTGGCACGGAGATCGGCAAGATCGTGCGCGGCTTGCATCTCTGGCGGCATCTGCGGTTCGGAAGGTTGCGCCTGAGCCGCATTGTCTGGCGGCGCTACCCATGACTGGCCATAGGGCGGCGCCGAGTAGTCAGCATGCATATCGTGAACCCCACGCACGCTGTTGACCTTGCGTTCTTGAGCTAGGGCAAAGTCGGCGGCGGCCTTAGCTTGTTTGCTTTGGATGTCGGCTTGTGCATGTTGCTGCGCAAGCTGGCCCGCTTGCTGCTGGACCTGCCCTTGTTGCTGCTGATGAGCCTGCATCCGTTGGAGCAGTTGTTCTTTGTCTTGCAGCCCAGAGGCAGCGATCAGAACATCCCCAGGAATAAGCCCAGGTTGCATACCAGCTAGTTGCACTAGTGTTGCGAATTGTTCTTGCTGTAGACTCGGGATGTCAATCCCCTCTTCTATGGTAATGTCAATATCTAAATCGCTGATGTCGTTCTCTATCCCTACCACCTGCTGCAGCCTAGGATCATCGGGCTGCAACTGCATGCGCTGCATCATCTGCATACGCATCTGCTCGGGCATCGCCGCGAGGCGGTCCATCACCCGGATCGGACGGTTGATGCCCACCCACGTCGTGCCGTTAAGCTCGTCGGTAAGCCGCACCCACTTGCCGCCGGACCAGTATTCCCGCGCCGCCATCCAGCAGCTCTCGTAGACCCGCCGTGACCAGTAGCGCAGCGCGTCAGCCAGCGGCTCGTTCTGCGCCGCACCACCCGCCTGCTGGGCCAGGATCGCCCGCCCGCTGAGTTCGCGAGGATCGGTGCCAGACATCGCCGCATTCGGCCCCGATAGCTGCATTTCCGCTGTCGCATGTTGCAGCAGCTGGAACTGCCCACTGGCAAGGTCGGCCGACTGCTCGATCTCGAACTTAAAGCCGGGCATCACCTCGATGTAGCCGTCCGGCTTGGCCACCTCGCGGCGGGCCTTGTCCACGTCCTGCACCGCGCCCTGCTCGGCCACCACCTGGCGCACCGACAGCAGGTGCAGCGCCTTGGAGCGCCGCTTGTTGATCTCGTCCTGCAACGAAATGAGCCCACGCACCATGCCGTAGCGCTGGTTCTCGCGGTTGATATATGCCGACTGCAACAGCAGGCTGCACGCGCTCTTACCCTTGCGATCCTTGAACCGACTGCGCTGCGGGTTGGCGAGAATGGCGTTCTTGGTGAACGTCGCCTGCCACCACGTACCGCGCTCGTCCCAATGGCACTGCACGACACGCACGCGGCGACGGCGGTTGTCCGTCCAGAATGCGGTTTCCGGCCTGTCGTTGTAGTAGAAGTCCGTGGACGAGAACGACGCCTCGATCACGTCGTCGCCCTCGGGATACAGGCCCTCGAGCTGGTCGCGGTCCATCCAGATGACCAGGCCCTTATATCGGCAGTCGCTGAAATCCATCGAGCGGGAATGCGGATCGTAGAAAATGCGATCCCACGGAACGTGCGTGATGGTGATATTGGCGCCGCCCTGTCCGTCGTCCTCGAGACCGAGTTCCGCGCCGCCCGCGCCCTCGATCAGCATGTTCTCGAACACGGCGCTACGGACCAGCGAAAACTCGTTGTCGTCGCTGATGAACCGCAGCGCCTGCGTGGCGGCCAGGGCGCGGTCGTCCTCGGCCGGCGTGCGCGCAAACGCCTTGGGATCGGTGCGTGCCTTGCGCTCCATGCCGCAGAGCAGCGAGACCTTGTCGTGGATCTTGTTGATGACGATGGCGGGCTGGCCGCGCTTCTTCAGTTCGTCCAGTTCGTCCTTGGTCCACTGGACGTGGTCGAAATACTCGCGGTCGCGCTGTGCCAGGTTGATCTCGTCCTGGCGCGCGAGTTCGGACTCCTCGAACCAGCGCACCAGCCGGCCGTGCAGATCGTCGAGATCGCGCGGATACTCGTCGGCGCCGCTGGTGAGGTCAGCGACGGCCGGCGGCGTGGACGGGCCACGCGGCTCATGGATATGGACGTGTAGCGCGGTGTCGCTCATTGCTGCGGTTGCTGGGTTTCGGCGATAGCGCCTGCGCCGCCTGCCATCAGGCCGGCAATGCCGTATTTGCGCAGGATTTCGATGGTGGCGTCGTTGAACACCACATGCGTCCTGTCAGGGAGAGTGATGCCAGGAACGCCGGCCGCCCGCAGCTTTTCCATAGCGCCAGGATCATTCAGCGCCGCCTGATCCTTCGCGCTGAGGCTGCCGTAGTCGAGGAAGCTAGCCGGATCGGCCTTGATGTTGACCTCGTACATATGACCGGCTGTGGGATCGGCTTTTGAGCGCCCGGCATAATCCTGTGCCAATCGCTCATCCTGCGCGAAGTAGTGGCCGGCCTCGTCAGGATGCAAGAAACGCGCATCGAACCGCTCGAAATCTGCCGGGCTGCCGTGGTACGCGGTGAAGCCCTTGCCACCCGGTGCGTCGCCCACCATGCCGAGCACCATCGCCGGCGCCTCCTGCATGCCACGCGCCACCTCGGCCCGTGCACGATCCATGTCCGTGCCAAGGATCGGCTGGCCACTCGATGTCATCGCCTCGATCGGGTTGAACGGGCCTGACGGCACGCCCACGGACTGCGACGCATAGGGCGAGGTCGTCTCCGTCCCCACCGGGTTGCGCATGACCTGCTGCGCCAGCGGGCCGAGCTGATTGGCCGGCGCGCTGTAGTCCTGCGGCAGCACCGAGGGATCAAACAGGCGACTGAGCCAGCCACTCATGTCCGGCTGCACTGCTGCATCGGTGGTAGGGGGATGTTTAACCCGCGGTGTCTGCCTGACGCGAGCATTTGGGCGACAGCGCCCGTCTCCGCTCCCCCTACCGTCTCAGAGCCTAGCACGTCGCTGCCTTTACCACAGCACCTATTCGGACGGCCACGCGGGTGCATTCTGGAACGCCACCTGCAAGCCCTGCGGCGCGGCTGCCTTGACCGCGGCGTCCATCGCGTCGCGGAACCAGCTTGCCACAAACGCCTGGCGGTCGGCGTCGGTGCGGACAGCATCAGCGCTCGCGTAGGCGGCAAGGAACGCGGCGGCCCACTTGTCGGGGTCGGCGCCGACCTCGCGCTGGAACTGCGCGCCGGAGAGGGGCTCGGTCATACGTCCTCGCGCGAGCGAATAACGTATCCCATGCGAATGCCTGGGTTCTCGTTCCTGATTTCTGGATGCGCCGTCCATGCGGCTTGCCAAAGTTCACCGTTGGCTCGCAGGACCGGCACCAACGTCATGATTTCGTCTGGCGTATAGCGAAATAAAGAGCGGCCACGCGCACCACGCTCCCGCGCCATCTCTATTGCGATCCGCACGACAGCATTCTCATAATCATGCACGCTCACGCCACCCTCCAATTTGCCACCTCTGAGCGGCCGGCCCGCTGGAAGGCGCGGTCCCAGCTATCGACGGGCGCGGGCTTCGGCTTCTCGGGCTGCATCTCACGCCAGGCCAGCGCCATGTATCGGAACGCATCCGCGCCGTGCGATGACCAGTCATGTCGCGGCCGATCGTGGAACGTCTTGGCCTTCTCATCGAAGTCGGCGCGGTAGGCACGCAACGCCTCCAGGCCATCGTAACACTTGGAACTATCGAACCACGCCTTGCCGATCGTCACACGCGCGGCGTTGATACCATCCATCACGTTCTGCTTCGGCAGAATGCGTGGGATGCGGTTGGTGAGCGAATGCAGTGTCTCCCAGAGCGATCGGCCGGTGCCAAGCTGCCGCGCCTCGCCATCGTGCGGCAGATAGTCGGTGCCGTAGGTATAGCCGCGTGACGACAGCACGGACGCATAGTGCGGCAACCCGTGGCCTGCCGCTTCGTAGTAGTCGATGACGCGGATCTCGGCGAGCGCCACCTGGAAAAACCAGATCGCCGTGCTATCGCCGATACCGAGATCCCAGGCTGTGTGAACTGGCAGGATTGGATCGTATGGCACATCGCCGATGCGACCAGATGCCTCAGCCTCGGCGATTTCTCGGCCGTAGTAGGCGCCGAGGATAGCGGCATCGAACGAGCATTCGAGTTCCTGGTCGTATTGCTCCGGCGTAAGTGTGCCGCGCATGTCGTCAAGCTCGGCCTGGCTGAGTAGTCCGGTGTGGCTGGCGCGCAGCACGAGTGAGAACCATTCGGGCGTCTGTTCGGCGTGATGATGCACGCGCCAGAAGTCGTTGCGTCCGCGTGGTGTGCCGATGAACACCGCCCAGCCACCGCGATCGGCGAGCGCTGGGCGCAGCACTTCCGGCCAGGCGCGTGGATTGATGTCGGCGTATTCATCGAGCACGAGGCCATCGATGTAAGTGCCACGCAGCCGGTCGTAGTTCTCGACGCCGTAGAGACGAACGCGCGCACCGTTGGGAAAGATCACCATGAGGTCGGATTCGCGCTGCTCGACGCCAGGGATGTCGGCGGTGAAGCGCTTCAGGTATTGCCAGCATGTGTCTTTCGATTGTGTATACGTCGGCGACATATACGCAAAGCGGCCTTCGGGTTTCTTGCAGCGCAGTGCTGCATCGATCAGATCCATGACGCATGCGACGGTCTTGCCGCAGCGACGGTGTGCGACGATGCAGGCCCAGCGTTGTTTGCGCGCATGGAACGCGGTGAACTGCGGTCGGGCTTCGTAGCCGAGTTTAATCTTTTGCCGTGTCGCCACGATCGACACCTGTGATGACGAGGACGGGGCCGCCATCGGGGCCGGTATGAGCGGTGACGGCGAGGTCGGGGATGGTCTTGCGGAGCAGCGCTACTGCCGCTCGGATCTGGCCATCGGACATTTCCAGCGGCTTGTCGGGGTAGCACGGATCATTCAGCCCCAAAGCAAACGCGTTCAGGCGCTTGCAAAGCTGTGTAGTTTGGATTGCGGCGCGGGATCGTTCGTCCTGCTGCGGGTTTAGACGAGCGGCCATTTATCCTCTCGATTGACGCAAATACCTGTTGACATCCTGCCCACACGTTGGCATAATGCCTACATAGACAGGAGACGACAGATGGCCAACATGATTTTCGCAGTTTACGCCAGCAAGCAGACCGACCGGTTTCGGCGGGACAATACCGAGGGCTACGATGCGGCTGACCTGACAGAGTTGAATGCGGCGTGGGATCGGCTGGCGATCAGCGCGCACGACAGCGGCGACATCGTTGTGGCGTCCATGCAGGACCATCTCAGCGAGACGCTGCTGTCGCGGTTTGATGCTGGAGCGCGCGGCGAAGCGCTGACCCACAACATGATCCTGCGGTGACCGCCTCAGCCTTCCGCGCTCGCCTCGAAGCCCTCGGCTGGACACAGCGGGGCTTCGCTGCGTTGCTGGGCGTGGCGCATAACACGGTGCACCGCTGGGCATTAGATCAGGCACGGATACCGGACAGCGTTGCGGTGTGGCTCGACGGTGTCGCGGATTTCATCACACACCACCCGCCGCCTACTCACGCGCCACGAGACAATCCACATTGACCGTAACGTCTCGGACGCATCCGAACAGCATGAGCGCGACGTGAGCGATTCCCCGTGTCACGGAGACGACGACGCCGGGGTGATCGCGCCATGCCCCCGTGGCGAGGCTGCAAGGGGCGCCAGGCGCCCATTGGCTGTTGCGCGGTGTGATGGCAAGGCGGGTGCCCTCAGTGGCCTGTAGCGCGTCCACAACGGCGTCTGGGCAGGGCTGGGGCAATCCGGTGTCATGGCAGCGGAGCAGGGAGAACACGCCGGGTGTGTTTTGGATGGGGCGCCACTGATCGCGGTGAGCATCGAAGCGGACGAACAGGTAGCTGGGGAACAGCGGTGCGTCGATGGTGTAGCGCATTGAGCGGGCGGCGTGGTTGTAGCGCTGGACGAGCATGAGCGGCAGGTATCGCTGATAGCCCTGGTCGTGGAGATTGCGTGCGGCGTGGCGCTCGGCCTGGGGGTGTGTGGCCACGACGTGCCAGCGAGGTCCCTGACGGCTACCGCTAGGCGTGGGGGCCACAACGCGGGCTGGCCCCGTATCCTGTTGGCGGGCAATTAAGCAACTGGTTGGTTGCGTGTCAACGCTGGTGATGGCGTTCACCACCAGCCCCGGCCGAACAGCAGGAACAGGACGAGGATCAGCACGACGAGGCCGAGGCCGCCGCCGTAGCCCCAGCCTGGGCCGTAGGCGCCGTGGAGATAATACCCACCGCCGCCGCCGAACAGCAGCAGCAGGATCACGAGGACGACGATCAAAGCCATTCACAGCCCTCCTTCTGGCCACGGTTTTCCTGGCCCGGCCAAAGTGGCCGAACTTGGGGTGCTGCGCCGGACATCGGACATTCCCTAAAGGGAAATGTCCGGTGATGTCCGTCTCGCCGGACACCCGGGTTTTTAAATGTCCGGTTAATGTCCGCTCATTTGTCCGGTATCGTGTCCGTTACCGCTCCCTGCGTAAGATACGAACCAGACCCGACGATTTGCCATGCCGACCACATGCTGGTTGATCAAAGCGACCGACGCCCGCCGGAACGCTTTCTGCTTGGCATCCTCCGAGTCTCCCGGGGAGGCGCGGTCATAGAAGCGATCGCGCCACCACTTCTCAGGCACGGATTGGATTCCGGAAGGTACCCCGGGGTACCCTGCCTGCCCTGACGCCGAACACAGGTCGATCAAGACCTCAAGCGCCCGCTTGTTGTGTCCAGTCAGGTGACGACGTGCGGACGCCGCGCCCGCGGCATGCCCTCGCCCGAGAGCCGCACTATCGCCATAGTCCACGACGCAGGACGTGATGGGCTTCCCGCGCGTGTTAGTGCCTAGCTCGACCACCTTAAGGTTGAAGGTGAACTCACCGGCACACTCAAGGTCACGTTGCTTGGTGACGCGCGCTTCGTGGCGCGTGCCATCGGCGGTGACCTCGATTTCGGTATCTGTTGCGGCGCGCAGCAGGGAGTGTCCGCGCGCGCCTTTGGCCTGGTCCTTGCCTGAATGGTGGACCCAGGCGACGTGAGTGTTGCCTTGTTGCTGGATGAACGTCCCGTTGCGGACCAGCTCTCCCATGTCGTCGGGGGCGTTCTCGTTGCCGCCGGCCATGGCTCGTGAGAGTGTGTCGATCACGGTCAGGATGACCGGCAGTCCGGTGGTCTGTTCGATATCTTTGATGATGTCGACGACTTCCTGAGCGTGGTTGTTTGGGGTCAAGAGGTCGACGGCCACCGGCAGGACCACGAGCGGCACGTTGGCGCCGTCGATTGGGTAGAACTGGCGGAAGGCGGCCATGCGGTTTTTGATGCCGTGGGAGCCTTCCAGGCAGCAGTACAGGACGGCGCCGCGCTTGACCTCGCGGCCGTTCCACGGCCAGCCACAGGCGACGTGCAGCGCCAGATCGGTGGCGAAGAAGGTTTTGCCGGAGTTGGACTCGCCGTAGATCACCGACATGCCCCGTTCGATGAGCAGGCCCTCGACGAAATCGGCGCAGTCTCCCGCGACCTCGATCGCGTCGAAGTGTATAAGCTGGTCAATGAGCTTCTGCGGCGGGCCGTCCCCATTGGGCGAATGGCCGGCGGCGCGGCGGGCACTTTCGGTATATAGATTACCCACGACATCAGGCCCTCCTGCGTGTGCGCCATCGCGCAAGGCGGAGAGCGTTGTCGATCATGTCGGTCGGAACGGCGGCCCGTTCGGCGATAGCGGCGGCAGCCAGGGCGGCGGTCAGTAGATCGCGTCCATCGCGCATGAGTTCGCGCTCGGCGGCGGCGATCATGTCTTGCAGCACGGCTTGGTGGTGCGCCTCGATCTCGGCCAGCGCCTCGTTGAACGCGCCGACAGCCACGGCGCGGGCCAGTTTCTGGTCCATCCTGGCCTTCTCCACCAGCGCGAGCGCGGCGGTGATGACGTGGTGCAGGCCGTCCTTGATGCTGTATCTTTTATGTACCACTGCCAGGACAGCGTGCTGCACGTCGTCCTCCAGCCAATGGCGCAGCGATGCGGCCTCGGCGCGCTCCGGGGTGAACAGCGGCTGTGGGGGGCGATAAGCCTGGCTCACGGCGGCATGCCGGACGGCTGGAATGGACCCGATGAACACGGCGCAACACTCCTTGACCTGCGCCAAGGGTTGCTTAGAATGGGGCTTGCAACAGTCCCAGTCTCTTGGCCCCTGGCCAGTTGAATACGCTCAGTATCGCCCCGGTTCCCGCCGGGGCGTTCTGCGTTTATGGCACAGCAACGATTGAGTCGGAAGGTGTTCATGCCGTCAGAACTCCTTATGCACGACCCGATGGTCTGCACCGCGAGCGCGATCCGATGGCGCGTTGCTCCTGCCGTATTTCGCGGCCTTGTCCGCCATTCGCTTCACTCGGTTGCTGTTCGGATGCAGCGCTGCAGTGAACGATTCCTTTCTCCGGTCCTTTTCCCTGGCGGTTTCGGCGGCATTCCATACCGGCGGCGGCGCCTCCGTTACCGGCAAGGGCTCGCTAGATGGCATTCCCGCTTTCATCTCCTCCGCCGACTGGTGGCAGATCTGATATTGTTCGTTGGTCAACACCCGCTGTGCAGAGCGCATGAAACAATAGGCCAGCGAGTTACGGGCAGCTCTTTCGCAATCGCGCCTGAGAGACCCTAGAACCGCTTTGTAGTGCTCAACCTGCGCAGCATGCAGCGCCCTGGTTTTAACCGTCTGCCTGAATACATCGTCCGGCAGCGTGGCAAGTAATTTACGCTCGGCATCACGAACCAAGACATACGAGGCATCAAGTTTCGTTATGGCGATGACATATTGCTCTTTGAATGTCAGATATACTTCTTCCCACGGCCTCGCATCCGGCGGCAGAACTTCAACCCGGCCAGTCGCAAATGGTTTCGTCGCATGTGATGCGGTCCTGGCGATATCCGACTGCTTGTCTTGCGTGGTCTTAAACATTTACGCCACCCTCGCCCGCAGATGCACTCCGCATTCCCGCAGCGCCGCCTCGACCTCAGGCACCGAGCGGCATACACAGACATCGACCCCGCAATAGATCAGCTTCTGCATCATCGCTTTCTGTGCTGCCGACAGCACGCCGCGGCGGCTTTTCAGTTCGATCATATAAGCGTGCCCCCGGTGGAGGACGCAGATGTCGCAGATCCCGGCGCGCACGCCCTCGCCGACCGCCCGCGCGCGGGCCTTCTTCGATCTCATCAACCCGTTGGGAATGGCGAAGTGCAGCGCGTCGGGCGGCAGCGCCCGCTCCAGAAACTGGTGGACGCTGCGCTGCAAGTCGCTTTCCTCGTGCCGCCGCACCGCCGTGGCCGGCTCCGCCAGCAGCTCGCCCGTAGGCACGACCCAAGCGGCGCCACCGACCCTCACGCCACGCGCTCCCGATGCCGCACGAACACGCGGGAATGGTGCGCCGCGCAATACGGACCACGCCCCAGCACCGCGGCGCCGCACTGCACCCATGGTGGCCCCGAGCCATCGAGCCACTGGCAACCCCGCGCCGGCGGCATCGGCCGCTCCGGCGCCAGTGGCGGAGTGATGACCGGCGCTGCCACCGGCTGGCGCACCAAGGGCACCGGCTTTGGCTTCTGCTCACTGCGCGGCCGGCCGGTGTTGCCCTGGTTGTCGCCCTGCAGCCGGATGCCGAGGCGCCGGCATTTGCCGACCACCTGGTTTTTGGTGAGGTCCATCTCCCGGCTGATCTCCGAGCCGGACAAGCCCTGCTCCGCGAGATCACGCAACAGCACCACGCGAGTGTCGGGCCAGGGGCTCATGACCACACCCCAGCCGGCCAGGACCGCAGCAGCGGCGCCGTGGCGCGCTCCGAGCGCGCTACCGCCAGCTCCCAGGCCAGCGCCTCGCGGGCCTGCTGCGCCGCGTGCGGCATCGGCACCGGACCTGGCTTCGGGCGAGCACCGCCGCGCTCCTTGAACAGCTTCGCCCGCACCGCCCGCTCCGTGCGGCCCAGGCCCAGCGCGATGTCCGCGTGCGACATGCCGGCGGCCTCCCGCTTGCGTGCGCGGATCACCTCACCGCAGGTCCACGGGCGAGCGGTCATCGCCGCGCCCGCCAGTGCCAGCGCAGCCGGTCAGCGATCATGCGGCACATTTTTGCCAGTCTCTCGCGCCAGCGCATGGCTGCTCCAGTGGGAGCCTAGGCTGCTCCTCCCGGCGTCTCTTGGCGGCAGCAATGGAACGCAGAGCCGTCGCTTTGCGTTCAAGTTCAGTCGCAATCCCGTCGAGGAAATCCGCCGCGCGAAACGCCATCTGCCTGCGCCGCTCGGCGTTCATGGCCACATAACCAGAGCGATAGTACAGCTTATACATCCAGCGCGTTGACAGCCCGAACACCCCGCCTAGCCGCTCCAGCGTCTTGTGGGTGCCGTGACCCATCCAATGCGCTGCCCTCACGCAATCGGTTACGTCGGCCAACGCCGCCACGACGGCGCGCTCGGTCTCGGATGGGTCGGGTCGCCTGCCTTTGCTCACTGCGAGTCCCCCAATTATCGGTTGGCTGGTTACTTGGTGAGGTGCAATAAGTGCAGAATGCGGTATGCTTTGGTACAATCTTCCTTCATGCGGCCTCGCAGACGGCAGCCTGCGCCACGGACGGCTTCGTCTGCGCGAGCGCCGCGACGGTCAGACCAGGAATCCGCCCTTGAGCCAGCTCGACAACACGATGCCAGTGCCGCGCTGGGATACCGCGCTGCGGATCACTCCAGGACTTGACGCTCTCGCGGTTGAGGCCGAGCGCATCCGCGACAACCGCCCGCCCACCGAGCGTCCGAATGACGGTAGCATGGTAGTTCTGACACATGTCGGTTACCTTGGGGGCAAAACGCTCCCAAGGCAAGAGCTTAATTGCACCGCGAGACTCGGGGCAATTTGCCCCCATACTGAGAGGGTGTCTAAAAACGCCAGACCATTGTCATACCGTAAGCGTGCGCAGGAAATCGGCGCACGCATCCAATGGGTGCGCGAGCTTGTCGAGCCTAACCGCTCTGCGTTCGCACGCACGATGGGCGTTGACCGCGCGATCCTGCGCGACATGGAGAGCGGTCGCCGGCCGCCGTCAATCTACGCCGTGACCGATCTCGCCCACCGGCTGAAGGTAAGCACCGACTACATCCTCACAGGGTCGCTGCGAGGTGTGGACGGGGAGTTGGCAGCAAAGTTAGCCTCTTTGCATCCCGAACTCTTATCCTCTTCAAACCCAGAATCTGGGCATTCCGGAGACAATCCAGGCAGGGGTGGCGGACCGAGCAAACTTCCGCAGCCCACGAAACCGGTTCGCTCGCCAGCCCTGGCATAAGCCGCTTCTTCGCGCGCTTCATAACACCGCTTCCGTAGAAAATTCGTAGCCTGGGAGGCGCCTGGGGGCATTTTGCGCTTTACATGGGAGCAGTTTGCCCCCACTATTGGGCCAGCAACAAATGGCCCGCGTTATGAAAAGCAAGGAAACCCTCCCTGACGGCTCGGCTCCGGCTTGGCACCAGTTCGGCGCGCCAGTTCTCAGTTTAGTCCGCCCACAACCGCTTGCTGCAAGCCAAAATCGCTATGGCGGAACGGCCACAGCGTCACCTTCGCGCACAGAAAATCGCACTAACCAGTTACCGCACAATGCTTTCCCCGAAAATCGTACGCAGCGCCGTGGGCGCGAGGAAAATCAGCACCATGGCGCGACCACCACGGAAATTTACGCTACCGCAAATCAGGCGGCGTCTGAAATTGCTCAGCGCTTCGCTCGCGGCGGTCAGTTGGGATACCGAACAAACACCCACCAAGCTGCGCAGCCGCGTCCGCAAGCTGTTGACGAGGGTGGAGGAGATGCTGGAGCGCTGGCCGGCGCCCCCCACCTGAAGCTGAGATTCCCCGTGCCGCTCCCGCCCGGCTACCTGCCGGGAGTGGTGTGAAATGACCCAGCGCGCCCAGCTACTGCGCGACATGCTCGCCGCCATCGAGGAGCACCGCCACGCCACCGGCGCTGACCGCGACTACTGGCGCGGCATCGCGCTCGACCAGATCCGCGAGTTCCGCCGCCGCTACCTCATCCCCGAGCGCGCCGCATTCGAGGCAGCAGTCGCACGCAACCGCCAACTCAGGAGGGCCGCATGATCGATGCCGCGAGGATCGTAGCCGAGCTACGCGCGCAAGAGTTGGTGACAGCGCTCCAAGCCGCCGTCAATGGCGACAGCCACTGGCGCCACCGTGCGAGCGCGCTGCTGCGCTCGATCGCCGACCTCGAACTTCCTGAGCAGGTAACCGACGCCATGCGCGCGATCGACGCTCGCAAGCGCGCCGCCGAG